TTGAGAAAATATGGAACAGAGAACCCTAAGTCTAATTTAAGAGATCGAGTTAGGGGAATTGGATTTGGTGAATCAATAGAAATTAGAGATCCATACACTAAGCTTCCAGTTAAAAAAGAAATCAAACCTTATATGGTTGACAATCTTACTCAATATCTAGAAAGGGAAAAAATAGTATTTCCAGTTTCAGACGAAGAGATATATCTACAGTTAATTTCATATGTTGTAGTTAGAACTACTCAATCTGGTAGACCAGTTTTTGAAGCTGGTGGTTCAGCAGTAGACCACGCTCATGACGCTCTTATGTTAGCTTTATTAGCTATAACTCAAAACTATGGAGACTTCAGTAAATTAAAAGTTGCTAAAAATACAGAAAGCTTTTCAAATACTTTCTTTATGCCAAAACAAAATCCAGTCAATGAAGATGATGATAAGCCAGAGCCGTCTTCTGGTATCATGGTTACTACAAAAAGAAACGCTCCGCTAATGCCAAGCTTTGGCAAGGGTAGACCAGCTAAAAGAGTTTCTAGGAAAATGTTTTAAGGTGAACTATGTCTTCTATTAACAGTATAAACAGCCAACTTTCTTCAGAGGAAAAACTTAATTTAGATTACTCCATGGAAGAATCATCTTCATTAAGTGCAACCGAATCAGCCTTTAGCCCAGGAAAAGCAAATTCTATTTTTAGACAACCTGGAGTTTCTTATGGAAGCGATCAACCCTATTCGGTTCCTCTTGATCTTTTAAGGCAAGAAGCAAAAAGTATAATCACAGATTTATATAAATTTCTAAACGATTTGGAAATTTTATTAAAGCAAGTTAATTTAGATCCATCAAATAATGCAAATCTAGAGCAAGCCCACGCGTACGTGTGGAATGAAATAAATAAAGTAGATCATCCATTTCCTAAAATAGAAGTAGAAGGTTATTTAGGTGAACTTAAATATCCAACACCATCTTTTATTTGCTTTGATCAATACCTTTATTCAGAGGGCGTTCAAACAAGAGGATATAGAAAATTTGTTAAAGAATATGATAATTTAATTTCGAATACAACTTTTGGACACATATATGATTTTAGAGAAATTATTAAGTATTTAATCAACGAAGCTAATTGCATCAACTTTTCGCTTGGTGCGGATTTTGGAGATAATTATGAAGATGACTCACAACAACAGGTCGCGTCGTACTACTTATACTGGCTCAAAATGGCAAGCCACTATAAGGAACTCTTTACCAAATCAATCACAGCAACGCCAACAGGTTTGCCAGAATCCGAAGTGGATAAAACAACTAAAAAGCAAGCCGCTCAATTTCAAGCATTTTTTTCTATCAAAGTAAATTCATTAACTACATTAGTTGATAGTCAATTAGATACACTACATAAGGACCTGGTAACAAACTGTGATGTTTTTTATTCCAAGTATTTAAGTCCATCATTAAAATTTAAGACTAAAGTAGTTTCTGATTTTGCTCTTGATATTAGAACTACAAACATGAAAACAGATTTACCTAGATTATCAGAGGAAGCAGCAATAGCATTATTAGCCGCAGAAGGTAATTTTAAATCTGTTTTAACAGATCTTTTAGAAAGAAGAAATAATACATCTACTAAGATAGATTCACTTTATCAATCTATCTTGGAAAGACGAAAGTATACAAGCTTTATATCTCAATTATCAGCAAAAGCAATATCTAGAAGAAAGATTATTACTAATAGCACAAACGATAAATATGCAGCACTGCTTTCTAGTTTATACGTAGATGAATCACATATAAACTCTTTAAAATCAAGTCATAATCTTTTAGACGATTTAGGTCAAGATAGCCATCCTCAATATTTGATGAAATCTGGTGGTTCAATAACTGGAGATATATTTGTAGAAAACGATGCTAGGGTTGATGGAGTTCAAATCTCTAAGCATGTTCATAATGGCGTTGATGGCTCACCTAGAATAAGATCAATAGACATTGATTACGAATCTGTAAGAATGGATATTAATCTTGAACAAATCAATTCTGCCGCTAAAGAAGTAATAATAAGCGTAGATTCATTTACACCTGATATACTAACAGGAGGCGTACCAGTTGCAGATGTTAACATCAGCATTGAAATACCTGATGAATTTAAAGACAAATATGATTTTGAGATACTATACGTAGAGTTATAATATGGCCTGGTTTAAATATTTAGACAACACTAGCAATATAGCTAGCTCTCCAAATCAAATTAAGTATAATTATCCGCCCTTAAAAAGACGGAATAATAATAGACGCTCTAAAAGATTACATAACAGCTAATGATTGGCTTTTTGTTGATTTAGGAAATAAAGAAATAAATTATGTTTATAATGAAAATCTTTTAAAGATTGAACAAGATCACTCTTATATTGTTGTTTATGAGAATACTAGCGCTTTAAAAAACGATGCAGCAACTCCAGTTACAACTAAAGTTGTTGATGGAATTTTATATTTTAAAGCAGCAAAGAACCATGAAGCAGATACTCTTCCTCTTGGTGAGTATAATCTATACTATGGTTCTGACTACGTTAAGTATATCCACGCAACACCAGTTGCCGAAAATGGCTTAAACGTTTATCAGTATATCGAGTACCCAGACAATGTAATAAGCGCATTTGAAGCTAGTCCTGGATATAGCATCTATTACAGTGCTACTCCACCAAGTATAAATTTATATAGCACAGAAATAACTAAATCTTCAACAGGCTACTATAAGTTAGCTTACTTTAATGATGGAACAGATTGGGTAAATAATGTATCTAAAAAAAATGGCGCAAAAATAGTAGGAATATTTAGTGGGCCAAATCTTAGAATTTACGGAACAGTTGGACCATCTTACGGAAAATTAAAAATTAGAATAGTTGTGAACCAAGCAATTGAAAACGAAAAAGAAACAACAGCTTTAGATTGGTTTGAAATAGATTGTTATTCGACTGAAGAAAAGCAACAAGTAATTTTTGAAAAAACAGATTTAGAATATTTAGATTATAGTTTAGAAATAGAAACTTTAGGCGATAAAAATGTACTTTCAACCAGTACAGAAGTTAGAATAAATAAAATTTCTTTTTTAAAGAATTATAATTTTGATATAAATGATCAAGTTATTAATCCTGATTTATTATTTAAATCGATAGGTGGAGTTAGATAATGGCAACAATTAAAAAAACTATTCAAAATCTTAAACCAGGTAAACAGTATCTTTTAACGGTAAAGCCAAAAGACGCAGATTTAAATGTTACATTAGATCCATCTACTGCAATTAGATTTTCAATTCCAGCAGATGTAACTCAACCAACCGAACTTGGTGATTTAACTATAGTTGGCAACTATAAATCTATAATGATCAGCTTTACTCCTTCTAATGAAGCGGACTTAAGAGGATATAACTACGAAGTATATTTACCAGAAGACATAGCTCAAAGTGGTTCAACATATGTAGTTATAGATGGACACACCGCTTATCTTTCTGGATTTTCTACTTCAAATGTTATCACTGTTGATGTTCCACAAAATTCTGAAATAGCCAATAATGTCGACGCAAACACAGGAGTTACTACAACTACAACAACTGAAAAACTCTATTTTGCTAGAGTGCAATCAATAGATACATCTGGTAACACTTCAGCGTGGACACCAATAGTTGCATCTACAGCAACAACATTTATTGAGTCAGCACATATTCAAGAATTAACTGCATCAAAAATTACCGCTGGAACAATAGGAGCTCATACAATTACTTTGGCGGGGCCAACTTCGATAATTAAATCTTCAAATTACGAAGCCAATACAGCTGGATGGATAATTAAAGGAAACGGTTACGCTGAATTTGATTCAACCACAATTAGAGGTGGTTTGAAAGCTGGGTCGGTATTTATTAATGCTGATAATAGATGGAAGTCAGATACAAGTGGAAATGTAATTACAAATCCTGAATTTAAAGTCGGTTCTTCAACTCAATACCTTTCTTATAACGGAGTCGATGCCCTTACCTTTACGGGAAATCTATCTGTAGGTTCGGGTTCTTCAATATTAAAAGCTGATACAAATGGCTTGTATTTGGGTAATGCAACTTTCGCGAGTGCTCCGTTTAGAGTAACTCCACAAGGTGGCGTTACTGCAACAGATGTGCAAATCAGTAATGCAAGCATTACTGGTGGAACTTTCACTATTAACGGTGGAGTATTTAGCGTGCAGTCAAACGGCTATACTCAATTTACTTCTGGAAAAATTGGCGCATTAGAAATTGATGCTGGTGGATCGTTAAAGACTCCAGCAGGATTAGGATATTTATATCTTGGGTATTCTGGTGCTAGAACAGAAAACAAAACAGGCGTGCTTGCAGACGGATATACTTACTGGTCTTATATAGTCCCAGACAGAGTTGCTGTAATTGGAACAAGTGCTGTTGGAACAGAAATTTTCAGTGATGGAATCAATTTTGCTGGAGCTTCATTTGGCCCAGGACCCTACGGTAGTAAAATGTCGATTGACTGGGACGGTACAGACGTTACCTACAGCGCAACTAATCCCGTACTCGGATCTGGGTATGGATATTTGACTTATAACTATCTTTCTGACAGAAGAATAAAAAGAAATATAGAAGAACCAAAAAATGAGTGGGTTGATAAGATTTTAAATGATGTAAAAATCTGGGAGTTCAATATGTTAAATATTGGTACTCGCGATGAAGAGTCTATGTCTGAATTTCGTCAAATTGGAGTTATAGCTGATGAATTCAAGGAACTATTTCCTCAACTTGAAACAAGTCACAAACTAAAAGATCCAGACGGTAAAGACGCAGATCAATTGAGATCTGTTAGCTACCAAGGTTTAGTTCCAGCCTTGGTTTTAACTGTCCAAAAACTTAATGAAAAAATAGAATCTCTTGAATCACGACTTGCAGCCTTAGAATAAGAATGATATTATTGGATCAATAAAATCAATTTATCCAAAAGGAAACACGTATCATGAGTGACACACCACAAGCAGAGCAAAAAACAGAATTTGTTGTTGAGATTAAAATTAGCGACAAGAACCTTTCTTATAAGAGTGACTTTACTGAGGCAGAAACTGTTTTTTGGCTGGAGTCAGTAAAAGAACTTATTATTAAGAGAACTTTTGAAGCCGCAGGAATAACAGAAAAACAATAAATTACAGCCCAGAGAAATTGGGTCTACTATTAGATATAGGCTTAAATAAGGACGTACCATGGCAATCAAAGATTATTTACCATTTCAAAGAGTAGACAACGCAAACAATTTCTCTGACAAGTCTTTGGATCCAGAGCAAGTTAAGGGTTTGTCCAAGGCGATGAAAGTCGCCTCTCTTGCTCTTGGATTTCAAGGTACTAACTACTTCTTTAATTCAAGAGCCATATTTGAACGTCCAACTTATGACTTTGAACGCTTAGTTCAAGCTATTGATACTGACTCTTACGTAAAGCAGGCTATCTCAAAATATAAAGATCTATTTTGGAAAGAAGGTTGGGATATAGTTTCAGAAAATCCTGAAGCAGTATCTTACCTCAAGCAAAGAATAGACTTCATGGAAATAGCCATGAAGAGACCATTTATAGAATTTTTAATTGAAGTATCTGATCAACTATTCAAGTTCTCTAATGCCTTCATCGTTAAGGCAAGGGGTGATTTAAGTGAGTATTTTCCAGACAAGCTAAATCCAATGAGCGGCGAAACGCCAATTATTGGTTATTATTTAATTCCAACTGAGCAAGTTAGAATCTTTAGAGATAAACACAATAAGCCAAAATCATACCGCCAACAAACAGATCCACTTACCTACATGCCTCTTGAAGGTAATCCAGTTTGGACAGCTGATAAAGTAATCCACTTACACTTTGATAGAAAAGTTGGCAGAGCTTATGGTACGCCTTTCTTAATCAACGTATTAGATGACGTTATAGCTCTTCGTCAAATTGAAGAAGATATTCAAAATCTTGTTCACAGAGAATTATTCCCGCTTTACAAATATAAGATTGGAACAGCTGAACAACCAGCAGAACCAGAAGAAATTACGCAAGCAGCTATAGAAATAGAAAACCTAAGAGCTGAAGGTGGACTCATCCTTCCTTTTAGACATGACGTAGAAGTTATCGGATCACAAGGCGCATCGCTAGATGCAAGTCAATATTTAAATCATTTTAAAGAGCGTGTAGCTATTGGTTTGGGCGTTGCGCCACACCATATCGGCATGTCTCTAAATGGTGGAAATAGATCTGTTACAGAAAGACTAGACGTTGCTCTTTATGATCGCATTAAACAAATGCAAAAACTATTTGCTGAAATGGTTAGACTAAATATCTTTAATGAATTATTGTTTGAAGGTGGATTTGATCCGATTACGAATCCAGCAGAAACTGGCGTGTCAGACAGATGTTTCTTTAAGTTTAAAGAGATAGATGTTGATACTCAAGTTAAGAAAGAAAATCATATTGTTCAAAAATATGTTAACAATTTAATTACACTTGAAGAAGCAAGATTGGCTTTGGGTTATGATCCAGATGTTGATGTAAAGAGCACATACGCGGCAATACAGGGCGATGTTCAAGTCGATATAGCTAAGGCAACAGCTAAAGCGCAAGCTTCAGCTTCACCTAATAAAGGCACACCTCCAGAACCAAAGACATCAGACGGTCAACCGTCAGCTGGTCCAGGGCAACGTAATACGCCAAACGCAACAAGAGGCAATGCAAATGCAATGAGACCAATGAATCAAAACGGTAGAAGAACTTCTCCAGATATTAAAAGATATGACAATAATTTCTTGTCAGTAATTGAATCTTTATTGGATAAGGAGTATACTGTTATAGAAACAGATGTTGAAAAGGATGATGATAATGTTTGATGTAAATGATAAATTGACAAGTAGTCAAAACACAGAAGAAGACGCTCTTCAGGTTTTTAGAAGAGCAGTCAATAATGGTCAAACTAGATTGGCTCTTGAGGCATTGGTTGACGTAATTGATGCAATTGTGGAAATTCTAACTGATGATTCAGAAGAAGAGTCAGCAGATGTAGAAGAACCTAAAAAGGTTGAAGTAAAAGCAACTGTAAATTCTGTTGAGATTAAAGAAGAAAAAACAGAAGCACCTGTAGCTGAAGCGCCTGCAGCTCCAAAGAAAAAGGCAAAAGAAACCACAACAGATATCTCAGAGTAATCATGCCTGAGTTAGTAATTGGTTGTCCAATTTATAAAAGAGATTGGATTTTTCCTTATTGGATTTCTTGTATAGAAAATCAAAATATAGATTTTTCTAAAATAGGTTTTGTGTTTATAGTTTCTCCAGATGACGAGAAAACTATAGAGATGCTAATTAGATACAGAAATGCAAGACCAGACATTGCTGAGTTTGTTATTGATATAAAATCAGACATACCTCATTTTTCTCACGAAGAAGGATCTAGAACCTGGAGCATGGCGCGTTATGAGAACATGGTGTCTCTGCGCAATTCTATGTTAAAAAAAGTAAGAGAAATTAATCCAAAATATTTCTTTAGCTTAGATTCAGATATCTTATTAACTAATCAAAACACAATTCAGTTACTAATATCACACATACAATCAGGAGCAGACGCAGTTAGTCCTTTAATGTTTATGACCCCAACTGGAACGCTCTATCCAAGCATAATGAATTGGAGAAATAAACCAGGCGAACAAGCATACAGGCAAGAATTATATCCTCTTGGGGAATATTTTAAAGCCGATGTTATCATGGCAGCAAAGATGATGTCTAGGGACGTTTATCAAAATGTCGATTACTGTCTTCACTCTCAAGGTGAAGATTTAGGTTGGTCTGGAAATGCTGGTAAATTGGGTTATCAATTATACTTAGCTTCGTACATCTACGCTCCTCATATCATGCATAAGCAGATGTTGGATCATTTTTTGGCAAATGGAGATTCTAGAGGAAATTTTTTTGCAACAGCATAAAAGTATGATATCTTTATATAAGATTGTTTAATCTTATAAAACCCAATTTACTATAAATAACAGATTAAAATAAATGGAGTAATACAATGGCATTTGATTTCGTTGAAAATTTTACACTCCAACTTCCTGACCTTTCAGGATTGGAAAATGATTTTTCCGAATCGTTTAGTAAGAACCACGGTCTTATTATCGAGGTAGCCGCTATACATGAGCGGACTTACAGCCAATTACAATAACTACTCTGCAATAGAATTAGAAAAAGCTCTTCAGTCTTGGGTTGAACCATATCCAAAGCCTATTATTTTAAATCACGATTTGAACTCAGAACCAATTGGTAGAGTTATTGCAGCTAAGATGGATAAAGAAGTAGACGGCGCTCCATACGTGAGATTGCAAGTTGCTATAACCGATCCATTGGCAGCTCAAAAGATTTCAGACAAGAGATACCTTACTGGATCTGTCGGCGGAAGAGCTGGAAAAGCAGTATGTTCAATTTCTGGCGAAGACCTTGCAGCTGAATCAACTGATGGCAGACCAAAGCCAGTTAAATATAAGCGCGGTCAAGTATATAAGGGTAAGCTAGCTTTCGTAGACATGCAAGATATCTCATTTAAAGAATACTCGTTTGTTAATCAACCAGCAGACCAAAGATCAAGTGTGAGAGCATCTAAGTCAATTGATGGCGCAACTCCAATAACAGACTCTGATAACTGGACAGCAAAGAGTACAGCTTTTATTTTACATATGGATAAAGAAGATATTGTTTCCGTAGAGGAAAATGAATCTATATTAAAAAACATGAAGAAGAAAGAGTCAAGACCTCTTTATCTTCATCTTAAGGGAGCTTTCTTGACAGCTTTGGCTTTTCAAGAGAGCGAAACTGCTAACGCAGATAATAGTCCATTACTATCAGAAAAGACTATTGATAATGAGGAGAATCTTAAAATGGATCAAACCACAAACAATGATGACATTTTGGCAGCTGTAGAAAATCTAAGCCAAGATCTCTCAGCAATTAACGCTGCGCCAGTCGCAGAAGAAACACAAGTTGAAGAGTCGGTTGTTGTCGAAGAATCAGCCCCTGCTGAAGAATCAGTTGTTGTTGAAGAAGCTGTTAATACAGAAGTTGCTAGCGCACTTCAAAACGTATTAGATCACACAGTAGTGTTCTACTACTCAGCACACAGAGCACACTGGAATGTTGAAGGTGATGATTTTGTTCAGTATCATGATCTGTTCTCAAACATCTACGAAGATGCTAATGGCGCAATTGACGCACTTGCTGAAAATATCAGAAAAGTACAAGCAATGCCAACAAGTTTGACTTCATCAATAATGAACGCATCTTTTAAAGATGATTCAACTTCAAAAGATGCAATGGTATTAGCAGCAGATCTTCTTTCAAAGAACGACATGCTTAACCAAGCAATCTTGTCAGCTTTCACTACAGCTAACGCATCTAACGAACAAGGAATAGCAAACTTCCTTGCAGAGCGTGATGACATGCACAAGAAGTGGGCATGGCAGTTAAGAGCCTCGCTTAACATGGAAAATGACATGGAAGCAAAAGAATCGTGGAACATAACCACAAACGGATCTGAAGCAATTGCAGAAGCAACAGAAGAACCAACTGAAGAAGTGGTTGATTCTGTTAACCCTGAAGTTGCACCAGAAGCAGGAGAACAAGAAGAGCCAAAGGCAGAGCTCACAGAAGAACCAAAAGCTGCTGAGCAAGACGTCAATGACGATAAACTTCAAGTTCTCCAAGAAGAAAATGCAAAGCTTAGAGAAGCGCTACATCGCACTTTGGTTGAAAGAGTAGTTGATACAAAAATTTCATTAGGCGTAGAAGCAGTTGAAGAAAGAGAACAATTGATCAATGATCACGTAACTCGCTCAGCTGGTTCTTTGGCCGATTCACTTAGAGACTTGGCAAAAATGCCAGTTGCTAAAAAGTCAGCTCAAAAACTTAATGAAACAGCAATCGTAGAAAATGATATTGTTTTTGAAAAAGAAGACAATGTTGTTGTCGAAGATGAAGAAGTAACAACTGCACCTAAGGCAAAAGTAAATACAGTTGAAGAACTGTTCGTTGATGCCTTCATGGGCCGCCGCAAACTTTAAAACAAACAATATGGGATTTAAAAGACAATGCATTACCCGCTAATTGTTTGAACTACAGCAATGGTGATAATTGTAAATTTTTAAATCACGAATATATGATTGGTGGATTTTCAACAATATATATGTCACGTAATAGAGTTCGTAGTTGGGATGATGTTTCTTTCACAATACAAGCGGGT